TTCGCCAACATCGAAGTAGAGCGCGTCCTGATTTATGACAAAGCCCTGGACGCCAATGAGCGCCAGAGTCTTGTCCAGTACCTTAAGGACAACGTGGGGTCCATCATGGACGGCACCCTCTTGGGCACCGGGGGCCCTAGTATCAACGATGGCCTTAGGAATTGGTTCAAGGTAGGTACCACTACGACGACTAGCCTCAACGAAGCTGACCTCCAACGGAAGTGGCTCATAGCTAACGGTGTCACTAACACAGGCCACCTCTCTGATATGTGGAATCGTTACCTGAAGAAGTACGAGACAGATACAGGTACTACCGGCTATACCCTTCAAGATGCACAAGCCCGTTACTGGCGCTCATAGGAACAACTAAATGGCTAAGCTTACCCTTACAGATATTGAATCAGGCTACTTGTCGGTAGAGGCTGTTAATGCCAATAACGCCCTGATTGAAGCTGCCCTTGAGAACACCTTGTCACGGGACGGAACGACTCCCAACACCATGAGTGCTGACCTTGATATGAACGGGTATTCCCTGTTGAACGTCACGGCTACCAGTGGTGGAGAGAACTTCCTCTACCTTAATGACTGGGTTACAGCAACAGCTTACGCCGTCAACAACCTTGTCTCCGTTCTTGTCTCTGACGATGCTGTTAATGGAGGGGCTGCTTACATATGTCTGGTAGCCCACACCAGCGGAACCTTTGCAACTGACTTGGCAGCTTCTAAATGGAGACTCCTTGCAGCCCGAGGTGCTACTGGTGCCACAGGTGCAGGTTCAGGTGACTTGGTATCAACTAACAACCTCAGTGACGTTACTGATGCCGATACCAGTCGTGATAACCTAACTGCACAGAAGGACGTACACACTACTCGTGGGGACATTACCTACGAGGGTGCCTCTGGCCCCCTGAGACTCGCTGTTGGTACCAACGGTCAAGTCTTGGGGTCAGATGGCACCGACCCTGTTTGGACCAGTGGGGGCTTTCCCTCGACCACTGCGATGATATTTAAGCAGACCGCAGCGCCTACAGGTTGGACAAAGGTTACTACGGATACCGATGCGGCCCTAAGGGTCACGAGTGGCACCATCAGCACAGGAGGTACCATCGGGTTTACTACGGCATTCGCTAACAACGCAGTGGGCGGCACGGCTATCTCCACTACACAGATGCCTAGTCACTCACACACCTCTGGCGGTGTGTATGCTTTATCAGGTGGTGCTCATACACATACTATTTCACCAGCGCAGTATGTTAGTGGCAGCAGCTCAGGGTCGTCGGGTTCCGACGCTGAATCATACGCAGGCAGTACCCGAATGGCTGCCGATAGCGGAGGTGCCCATATACATTCCCTGACAGGTAGCACAGCCGCCGCAGGGTCAGGTGCTACCCACACACACTCTTATCAAGACCTCTCCGTGAAGTACGTGGATGTTATTGTGGCTACTAAGGACTAACATTGTTCGATAGAAAAAAGAAAGAAAAAGGCTGCCCTCTACTCGGAATGAAGCCTTGTAGAGAACAGGAATGCGAGTGGTTCATTCAAGTCAGGGGCAAGAACCCCAACACTGGACAAGACATAGATAATTGGGGTTGTGCAATAGCATGGATGCCCGTCATGCAAATTGAGACCTCGCAACAGATGAGACAAGCGGGAGCCTCCATTGACTCCCTTAGAAACAACGTGGCAGCTAAACAAATCGAAGTAGATAAAGCAAGGAGACTCCCTAGTGGCGATGTTTGAGAAAGATACCCTGACAGACCATGTTGGTTCTTATCGAACCGTATCACTCTATCGCGAGTTGAATCAGTCCACCCTGGAACCCCTCCTGACCCTCAAGGAAGTAGATTATGAGTACAAAGGACGAATCCTCCCAAGCCTCCACAGACTCTACATGGAAATATCCGACCCCACAGAGTATCGAGTCGCTATGGAAATCTTCGGTTCGTGGAGGTGCTGGCAGCGACAAGTTAACTCTAAGGCCATCTTTGAGCACATTGCTGAATGGAGAGAGCAACTTGAAATCAAGCTTCGGTCAGAAGCCCTTACCGCTCTCATTTCAACTGCTGTGGAACCTGGACCTAAGGGGGTAGCCGCTGCTCGGTACGTCGCAGAGAAAGGTTGGGAGAAGCGTGCAGGCCGCCCCTCTAAGGCAGAGGTTGAGCGCCAGAAGAAAATTCACGCAGGTATTAACTCAGCCGTCGAGAGTGACGCAGAGAGACTTGGCATACATTGAGTGCTGCCAGCGATAAGATAGATAGGATTAGGAAGAAGGCAGAGAAAGAGTTATTCTTCTTTGCCAAACTCCTTAATCCCCGTTACCTCTATGGAGATGTGCATAGAGATGTTTTTGAGTGGTTGGGGAAGGACAACGTTGACCTGAACCAACTCCTCTTGCTTCCTCGGGGCCACTTGAAGTCTCACTGCCTTGCCGTATACGCAGCGTGGGAGATTACTCGTAACCCCTCAGTAACTATCCTCTACATGTCAGCAACCTCTACACTGGCTGAGCAACAGCTATACTCGATTAAGAGGATGCTAGATAATGATACCTACAGACGCTACTGGCCCGAAATGCTCCAAAGGGACGAGGGCAAAAGGGAGAAATGGTCAAACACCACTATCTCTGTTGACCACCATGAGCGCAAAGAGGAAGGTATCCGTGACCCCACCATACAGACAGCGGGGCTTACTACGAACACTACGGGATGGCACGCTGATATTGTTATTCCTGACGATGTGGTTGTACCAGAAAATGCGTACACTACCGAGGGTCGGAGAAAGTGTGCGGCTGCTATGTCTCAGATATCCAGTATTAAGAATGCCGGTGGAATTACTAAAGCGTGTGGAACTCGATACCACCCTCGGGACCAATACAGCTTATGGAAAGGACAAGTCGAGCCTATTTACAACGATGAAGAAGAGTTGGTGGGCGAGAGTCCTATTTGGGACATTATGGAAAGGGTTGTCGAAACGGACGGAGAGTTCCTCTGGCCCCGTAAGTCGAGACAAGACGGAAAGCAATTCGGATTCGATATCAGGGTCCTAGGACGTATCAAGGGTGAATACACCGACAGGACTCAGTTCTACGCACAGTACTACAACAACCCGAACGATGTAGAGACACAAAAGATATCGTCAGATTGCTTTCAGTACTACGACCCTAAGTTCCTCACACAAGAGGAAGGGTTTTGGTACTTCAGGGACCGCAGGCTTAAAGTCTTTGCAGCGATTGACTTTGCATTCTCCATGCAGCGTAAGGCTGACTTCACGGCCCTAGTGGTCATTGGAATCGACTACGAGAACAACATCTACGTCTTGGACATTGATAGGTTTAAGACAGATGGCAAGATTTCAGTTTACTTTGAGCACATCCTGAAGGCATACCTTAAGTGGGAGTTCAGGACCCTCAGAGCAGAAGTAACAGTGGCACAGAAGTCTGTTGTCAATGAACTGAAAGAAAACTACATCAGGACTAACGGACTGGCCCTGAAGATTGATGAACACCGCCCTTCAAGACATGAGGGCAACAAAGAAGAACGCATGGATGCCACCCTTGAGCCACGGTACGCTAATAACCAAATGTGGCACTACAAGAGTGGCATGTGCAACCTTCTGGAAGACGAGTTAACACAGGCTAAACCAGCCCATGACGATATCAAGGATGCACTTACCGCAGCGATAGACATAGCGGTACCTCCCAGGGGTAACTTCGCTATACAACGAGCAGACGCTCATAATGTAGTTTCTCATCCTCGCTTCGGCGGCGTGGCATACAGGTAATAAAGAATGGCTGATAGAGTAGAAGAGTTAAAAGGTCTGTTAGACGATGGAGACCAACTGGCAAAATCTGTTGTCAGTACGTTTGAACGTCTACGCCTTCAACGGGATGAAAAGGTAGCCGAGTGGAAAGAAGCTCGTAACTACATCTTCGCCACTGATACCCGTACCACCTCCGTAAACGATACAACCTCGTGGAAGAACTCTACCACTATCCCTAAGCTCACCTCTATCCGAGATAACCTTCACGCTAATTACATGGCTGCCCTGTTCCCCAATGACAACTGGTTGCTGTGGGAAGCCTACACGGAAGACTCAGACGATAAAGAGAAGCGCAAGGGAATCCAAGCATACATGGAGAATAAGGCCCGTGAGGGTGGCTTCAGGGAAGCTATGTCGGCCTTGGTCTATGATTACATCGACACGGGTAACGTGTTTGCCTCTGCGGAGTTTGTTGCGGAGTACAGAACAGACCCCGATACAAAAGAGCGTATTCCGGGTTTCATTGGCCCCCGTGTGGTGCGTACAAGCCCTTATGACCACGTGTTTGACCCTACAGCGACCACGTATGAAGAGTCGCCCAAAATTACCAGATACATCAAATCCATCGGTGGTCTGATAAACGAGGCAGAGAATAAACCTGAGCTCGCATACAGCATGGAGGTAGTAGGTAAGGTTCAACAGACCCGCTCCACCCTGCAAACCTTTTCACTCATGGATTTGGACAAGGCAGAGGGTTATCAGTTTGATGGCTTTGGTTCCCTGTCCGAGTACTACAATTCTGGATACGTGGAGTTGTTGGAGTTCGAGGGTGATGCCTATGACCCCGATACGGAAACTTACCAGACTGACAGGATTATCACGGTTGTAGACAGGCAGTGGGTGGTGCGTAACATTGCCAATCCCTCTTGGCTCGGTAAAGGCTCCCGTGCCCATGTCGGGTGGCGTGAGCGCCCTGACAACCTTTATGCAATGGGTCCCTTGGACAACTTGGTGGGTATGCAGTACCGCCTTGACCACCTTGAGAACCTGAAGGCAGATGCGATGGATTTGACCGTCCACAGCCCTCTTGTGCTTCAAGGTGATGTGGAGTCGTTCAAGTACGAACCCTTCGTGCAGATTAGGGTACCTGAGGATGGCTCAGTAACTCGCCTTGCACCGGACACAGCGGCGTTCCAAGTGAACAATGAGATTGCCTACCTCATGTCTATCATGGAGGAAATGGCAGGAGCGCCCAAGGAAGCTATGGGTATTCGTACCCCTGGTGAGAAGACCAAATTTGAAGTACAGCAGTTGCAAAATGCGGCTGGTCGTATCTTCTTCAGCAAAACCTTTAAGTTTGAACTATTCGTAGAGAAGGTTCTCAACATGATGTTGGAACTTGCTCGACGCAACATGCAGGCTTCTGATTTAGTCAGAGTCCTAGACGAAGACCTTGGTGTGCAAGAGTTCTTGCGCGTGACCAAGGAAGACATTACGGCCAAGGGTAAGCTACGACCCGTAGGTGCCCGTAACCACGCTGCAAGGGCTCAGATGGTACAGAACATCACAACCCTCTCTAATACCCCTGTGTGGCAACAAATCACCCCACACCTCTCTACAATCGCTCTGGCGAAACTTGTGGAGAGTCTGTTGGACTTGGAACGCACTGAGCTCATCAGGGAGAATGTGGCTATCTTTGAACAAGCTGAACAACAGAAGCTAATGAATGCTGCTCAAGACAACGTAGATACCGAAAGTATAACGCCAGGGGTTGAAGGTGAGGAAGAAGCCCCTGAAGCTCCACAAGGCCCTGAGGAGAACTTCTGATGCCATCAATTCGTTGGACTTCTAACCTAGACCCATCGGACAAACCTGAGTTCGAGCAAAAACTTAGTAACTCTAGGTTTGTACTGAAAAGGTTAAGGGACTTGTTGGAGGAAGATTTAAATGTTTCTGTTAGAGATATGAGGAATGCCAATAACTTTGAGTTGGCAGCATGGGCAGAAAAACAAGCCTTTGAGCTAGGTTATCAAAAAGCTATTATTACCACTTTGCAATTATTGAAAGGATAACGCTATGGTTGACCAAACCAACACTTCTATTTTCAATCAGGAAACGGCGACCCCGGTCCCTGAAATTACCCCGGCCCCTAAGGAAGACCCGTCAGCTACCCTGTTGGCAAGTATTCTCGCAGAGGACGGACGCCAAAAGTACGCTACTGTGGAAGACGCGATTAAAAGCATTTCCCATTCACAGGAACATATCCGTAGGCTTGAACAAGAGACTGCGGCCTTGAATGAAGAGATTGCTCGTCGTAAAACCGCAGAAGAGGTGCTTGAGGAAATAAAGGCTACTAAACCAGTAGAGGCAACCCCCTCTCCCGGAATAGATTACAGCCAAGTAGAGTCTCTCGTAGACCAGAGATTGCAAGCTACGGAACAACGTAAAGTCGCCTCCGACAATACCTCTAAGGTTGTCAGCGTTATGTCTGAGAAGTTTGGAGATAAGGCAGAAGAGGTTTTTATTAAGACGGCACAGGATTCCGGCATTTCGGTAGACCAACTAAATGCGCTCGCAGCATCTTCGCCTATGGCAGTACTTAAATTAGTCGGTGTGGAAGCAAAAGCGGAATCGTCCGCTCCTTTCTCATCCGGCTCTGTAAATACTGAATCCCTACGCTCCCCGGCGTCCCAAACTACTTCCGCCAAGGTACCACCTGGTGCTGGTAAGGATGTTTTGATGGCGGCATGGAGGGCAGCGGGACAAACGTAATCTAAGGAGAGATTAAATGTCTCAAAATACTGCAAATAGTACTGCTTTCATCGAAGCTGAGCAGTACTCTAAATTCATCCTGGAAAATCTGCCAGACCAGTTGCTCCCCGAGGCTTTTGCACGGGATGTGAGTGACTTTGCTTCGGGTACTACCCTCAACATCAAGTCGGTTGGTTCCGCCACCCTGCAAGACCTTGAGGAAGATACGGCCCCGACTTTCAACGCTATCGACACCAGCACCGTTACCCTGACCATCACTGATTGGAAAGGCGATGCGTGGTTTGTGTCCGATAAGCTTCGTGAAGATGGTGCTCAGATTGAGCAGTTGTCTGCGATGCGTGCGATGGAAGCTACTCGGGCGATTGCGGAGGCTCGGGAGACCGATTACTTCGTCGCCGCTCATAGTGGTGGTTCTATTGGTTCGACGAATGTGGGCGTTATCAACGGTCGCCCTCATCGTTGGGTCGCTGGTGGTGCTGGTGGTACTAACCGCCATATGACGATGAGTGATTTCATCGCCATGAAGCTCTCCTTCGACAAAGCCAAAGCACCTCAGGCTGGTCGTGTCTGTGTCGTGGACTCGGTGGTGGAGGCTACTCTTAACAGCCTCACGAACCTCGTCAACGTCAGTAACAACCCGATGTTTGAAGGTATGGTTACGTCTGGTTTTGCACAGGGTCACAAGTTTGTCAAGAATATCTTTGGTTGGGATATCTATACGTCCAACTTCCTTGACACCGTGAGCACCGTAGAGGCATTGGATGCTTCTGCTTACGGCTTGGCTAGTGACTCCACTGTTGCGGGTGATATCGCAAACGTGTTCATGTGCGTTTTGGATGACGGTTGCAAGCCGATTATGACCGCTACTCGTCGGCAGCCTAAAACGGCTGGTTGGCGTGACAACGATTTGGAGCAGGATAAGTTTTCTGTTTCGACTCGTTACGGTTACGGCACGCAGCGTCTTGATACTATCGGTATCGTGTACACCGATAGCGCCACGTACTAAGGGAGTAAATAAATATGTCTCGTGAAGCAACTACTGGGCGGGGTGGTGTTTTCTCCCATTTCGGTCCCCGGACTACTGATGAAAAACGTGGTGGTGTCCATGATGCGGGTGGCCGCAAAAAGCAAGTCGTCTATAAGTTCTCTTATGATGACCTGCCTCGTGGCAGCACCGATTTGGCTAATGTCGAGATTCCGATTGGTGCCGTGATTACGGATGCCTATTGGAAGACGACCACGGTCTTTGCGGGTGGTACTGGCTACGATGTTGGTCTTGAGTCTTCGGCTCAAGCTGCCATCGACGCTGACGGTTTGTGGGATGCTATCGTACTTACCGAAATTGATGCCACCCCTGGCGCAGCCTTGATTTCTGCGTCCGTTCACACGGGCACGAACTCGGGCGTATTGATTGGTCAACACCTCACGGTGGCTGCTCAGTTGATGGTCGTGGCTAACGGCACGTTTACTGCCGGTGAAGCGACTGTGACCATTGAGTACATCGTCTAAGTAACCTCGGGGGAGGGACTGCAAACCTCCCCCATTTTTCCTTAAAGGAATACTATTATGGCTAACCCACTTCCCGAAAAAGCAGTAACCGCTGATGGCAATGGCAACGCGCTCTTGTCAACACAACAGGCAACCATTGCTGATGCAGTTGTCGCTCATTCCATCACCGATGCTGCGGCTCAACTTGACGCAGCTAATGAAACAGAGCTCGAAGGTTTCTTTGACGCCCTTGGTGTAAAAATTAACGCCATCATTGCTGTACTGGACGCCCACGGCTTAACCTCGGACTCTTAAGTTATGGCTATTGAACATGCAGATATTACAGATGCGGAGCGGCATGAGCCCAAGGGGGCCTCCACTGCTGCCGTAAACACCGTTTATCTCTCTGATGGTGCTGGTTCAGGGGCGTGGGCTCTTCCCTCAAGCGTACACGTAGCAGCGGATATTACCTTAGGTAAAACCACCAATAACACTACCGCTACGACCTGTACATCCCTTGACACCTATTATCCTATCGGGGGTACCTGGGCAACGGAAAGTGCATCAGGTATTACAATAGATACTGCCACAGGTAAATTTACCATTGTTACGCCCGGAGACTACCTCTTTGAGGCTACGTTTTCCTGTGTAGGTTCCAGAAATAGTGGTGTGCCTTGTTTCTCTTTCTTGGTAGGAGGTGTGGCTACAGGGGGTCGTATCCGTAGGAAGTTCGGTACGTCAACAGATGTAGGGTCAGCCGCAGTGATGGCCTATCTGCCCAGCTTGGTTGCAACTAACTATATACAGTTAGGAGTACAGTGCATAACATCAGACGGGGCAAACGGGGCAGGCGACACTGTAACCCTTGAAAACGCAAGTATCTACGCTTCTCTCGTGAGGGCTACCTAATGCCTAAAATGACGGTCTTGGAAATGGTGCAAGATATCTTGTCTGACATGGACTCGGATGAGGTGAACTCTATCAGTGATACCGTAGAATCTATGCAAGTTGCACAGGTCATTAAGACGACCTTCTACGAGATTATTGACGGGGTAGATGTATGGCCCCACTTGGAAACTCTGGTGCAACTAGAGGGTCTGGGATTGACTGCTAAGCCTACGCATATGCAGCTTCCTGAAACCCTCTCGTTCATCGAGTGGATTAAGTATAACAAACGTACCGCTACGGACACGAAGGATAAGTACACCACTGTTGCGTATAAGAGTCCTTCTGACTTCATGGATTATTTGAACCTCAGGGATAGCTCTGCATCTACCACAACTGTCGTTACTGACTTTAGCTCTGTGTCTCTCAACATCCGTAATGACTATGCGCCTACTTATTGGACTTCGTTTGATGATGACTACATCGTTTTTGATTCACACGATTCGGCTGTAGATACTACCCTTATCGCCTCTAAGACACAGGCGCATGGGCCTCGGGATGTTTCTCTGACCTTGACAGATGGTGCTGTACCCGACTTACCTTCCAACGCCTTTAGTTACTTGCTTGCGGAGGCTAAGTCTACTTGCTTCAACACCCTCAAACAATCGGCTAATGCCAAGGAAGAACAGAAGTCTAAGCGGCAGCGTTATCGTTTGTCTAATACCAAGCACCGCATTGACCGCTCTATCGAGTTTGCCGGATATGGACGAAGGGGCCGTAAATGACGGTACAGATGAAAGGTGTCCCCAAGGTACCAGTGATTGCCATCAAGCCCAACACCTCTCTTTATCAAGTTTACTTTTCAGAAGGTGGTATTCTGCCAACCTCCCTGAAGGGTCTTTTCACATCAGCTAAAGACGCACAGAAAGCTGTTGACCTGTGGGAATCCAATAAGAAACCTCTTAAGGATAAAAGATAATGCCGTTACAGGGTGGAAGTAAAGAGTACAATACCTTCGTTAAAGGTATCATTACGGAAGCGTCTGCCCTGACGTTCCCCGAGAATGCCTCTAAAGACGAAGATAACTTTGAACTCAACCGTGATGGCTCCCGTCAAAGGCGTCTAGGGTGTGATTACGAAACGTCACATGATTTTATCGACCTTGGACAAACAGCCAGTATAATGTCCCTTGCTTCCATTAGTGAGTTCCGGTGGGACAGTGCAGATAACAACCCTGATTTAAGTATAGGGGTTATTCAAGTATATGACGAGATTTGGTTCGTGGATATGCAGACGGATACTCTCTCCGACAATGTACTTAACAGCGGTGTCTCTTTACAGATAACAGGCGTGGGTAATGACCCCATTCAATTTGACTCCGTTAACGGTATCTTGGTTTGCGTCAACAAGAATGTGAACCCGTTCTACATCAAGTACGATGCAGACATGGACAGTTTTACGTCTACGACTATCACCCTTAAAACCCGTGACTTTTGGGGCATTGAGGATGACTTAGATGTTAACGAGCGTATCGGCACCCTCTCTATCGCGCACAACTACAACTTGCTCAATCAAGGGTGGACGAGTACCAACATATCAACCTTCTATTCACACACGGGTAGCGTATATCCCTCGAATGCCGACATACAGCACTTGGGAAAAGATACGAATGATGATTTCGATGCTGCTCTCCTTAAGAAACAGTATTTCGGTACCAGTGCAGCCCCTAAGGGCTCCTATATCATTGATGTTTTTGCCCGAGGTACCTCCCGCAACACATCTTCAGGACTCGTTACAGAGCTAGAAGATGAGTTAGGGCGTCCGTCTACTATTGCATCGTATGCAGGGCGTATATTCTATGCGGGAATCAACTCAGACCTTACTTTGCCGCAAGAACATTCCCCTAAGTTCAACGGGACAATCTTTTTCTCTACGGTTATCCAGAAAGACCATGATTTTGGCACATGCTACCAAGAGGCTGACCCTACTTCAGAGCATATCTCAGACATTATCGACTCCGATGGTGGCTTTATCGTCATCCCTGAGGCCAGCAACATCCTCCGCTTGGAAACTACTGAGACAAGCCTCGTAGTAATTGCGGAGAACGGTGTGTGGGAGGTCTATGGAGACACAGGGGGCTTTACAGCGACCTCTTATCAGGTTTCCAAGGTAACTAACGTGGGTTGCACGGGTGCTCGGTCCGTGG